GACACCAAGGCAATCATTACCAACGTTAAAACCGGAGTCGAATATTTGATCCGTGTCGTGGTATTTAAAGAGCTAATTTATTCCGCCGGGGTAACATCGCAGCCGGTTTTGATTGAGGGGAAAGACACGCCGCCGAGCGACGTAAAAAGTTTAACAGTAATACAACAAGAAAATATACTCAAAGTAACAGTAATACCGCCTGACGACCCTGATCTCAACAAATTCGAACTTAGGGTTGGTGACCTAAGCTGGGAAACGTCATCTTATTTAAAACAGTTTAAGGATAATCAGACAACCGTCGATGTCACCCAGGCCGGCACGCAGACATTTTGGGCTAAAGCAATCGACAATTCTGGAAACTACTCGGACAATGCAGTTTCTTTTGTTGCTGCTATTTATCCGATTAGTAACAAATTTACGATTCACGAGGAGCATCAAGACGGCCGTAACTGGATACCAACTTGCATGTTTTGGGATAAAACCGGATGGCAAATCGATTCTGTTGAAAAACTTGGCGACCTTGAGTTTTTCGGCCAGATGTTTGACATTGACATACACTTGTGCGATGATGCAGAAGTTGTCCTTGGTGTAGTAGACCTGGGCGAAACAATTATCCCTACGAATTACGTGGAGACTTTCCTTTCTGTTTTTGCCGAGTACGATGCCTCCGACAAAAATTATCTTGACGTCGACTACCGAACCAGTTGGGATGGTGTAAACTGGAGCGAGTGGCAACCGTTAGTTAATCACCAGTTCAATGGCCGGCTTGTCCAGCCAAAGTTAAAACCGAGATCTATTGATGTCCGTACGAATGTCAATATCAGAGGTGTAACAGTCAGGATTGATGTAACGGCAGTAACAGAGACAATTGATTTTGTAAATGTAGCAGATACCGGTACAACGAGGATATATCTCAATCACCGTTTTTTTAATGAGCCGATGCCGCAATTGTTTAGTTACGCCAGCACAGGAAAATATTGTACCCATGAGATTGTCGGCAATGCGATACAGAAAGATGTTGATGGGTGTTGGTATTTTGATATCAGGCTTTGGGACGGAGATACGCAGATCGCTGGCAAAATCGGCGGGACTGCAAAAGGATATTGATACATTGATATTAGAGAGGAGTTGATATAATGGCAGGCGAGTTTACAACAGATATGGGGGTTTTGGCTGGGATACAAGAGCTTAATAACCGGTTTGAGTGGTATTATGGCGATGTAGAGCCAGTTAACCCACGACCATTTTTAAATTGGGGGCACTTGGCGGAGGATCTATGGAAACAGCGAAATGCCCAAAACACAGCATGGATTGTACGGGGAAAATTGAGTGAAGCTTTTTTTGGATTGGCTCCTTTGAGTATGGTATATACGAAAAATGAAGCGGATAATAAATTTGTAACTTACGAAGCTTTACCTCCGCATGGAGCAATATTATTTGATGCTTCCGGCCAATACCAATTTACAGCTCCTGCCGATGTTCTTTATATCACTTGCTGCGGTGGCGGTGGAGGCGGGGGCGGCGGTACGAGTACCACTGGTGGTAGTGGTGGCGGAGGTGCTGGTGCGGTAGTAAAGGCAGAAGTAGCAGTAACACCAGGGGATAATATATCTATAAACGTGGGGGTAGGTGGTAACGGAGGAACGGCCAATAATAGCGGTGGTGCTGGAGGTATATCGTCATTTGGGGGTTTTGTATCTGTTTCAGGTGGTGGCGGTGGTCAAGCAGGGAGCGTTATCGGGGGAATCGCGGGAGGCTCCGGGGGAAGCAATGGGGCTGGTAATATGGGTACATATGGAGGTCATGGCGGCGGGTGTGTGTTTGGAGTTGGCGGAGCAGGGGCAACACATTCCCAGTACGCTGGTAGCTCCGGTGGCGGTTACGGTGGTGGCGGCGGTGGTGGTTATGGTACCAGTAGCGGTAATGGACACGCAGGAGGAAAAGGTTCGCCTGGTTTTGTCCTGATTGAATGGTAGGAGGTGTTTTGATGCGATTTGCTCAAATACTTAATGGCAAAGTACATTGGATTTTTGAATTTGAAACGCAGCCACAGTTTGCCCCGAACATACAAATTATAGATATCACTAATTTTGATCCACAGCCGGAGGAAGGTTGGCTTTGGGATCCGGTTGAGGGAAGAGCAATCCCGCCACTGAAACCCGACACAATGCCGGAGATTAGAAAACGGCGTAATCAGCTTCTAGCTGAATCAGATTGGACTCAACTACCAGATACTGCATTGACCATTGAACAAAAAACAGCTTGGGCGGTATACCGCCAACAACTTAGAGATTTTCCAGCTATCTGCGATCCAAATAATCCAATTTGGCCTGTTCCTCCCTTAAATTGACAATATTGTAATATATGATATAATATTATGTGAAAGGAGAGCGATTGGCAATGAAAAAAATATTTTTGGTATTTTTAATACTAATCTTAATTTTTTCGGTTCTTGGTTGCAGCAGCGGTAGCAAAAAAGATCCGGAATATACCTATAAATGGGGTACTACGGCTAATAGCGTTTCAGCGTTTAATTTTATTGTTATGGGTGCCGAAGAAGATCCACCCCAACCAGTTTATAGTGGATTAATCGTCCCGCCGTTTGCGGCTGTTAGTTATGGTATAAATGAGACTGTTATGGGTATTGCCGTTTATACTTATCTCAACGGGATTCCAGTACGATCAAATTATGCTGTTGATTCTACTAATGGTATTATGAGTGTTGCTGGTCCTAATAATGAAATTGATATTTTTATGCCTAAAAAAACAGGGGTTTTACCAGTTATAGCTAGATATAATGAATATTCTCTTACAATTTCGGTCCATGTATATTGGGCATATACGATTAACGGTTTAACATATGTTGATTTAGATACAATGACGGTTTATCCTGATGGAACCAATCCTGCAGTTGATATACTTTTTGGTGGAGCTAATTTTAAGGCCCTTTATGGTTATCAGGCCTTACATTATGATACTGTTTTGTCTACTGTTACGGCTGCGCCTGGCGGTAATTATAGGATATTAGATTTTAATCAGGAATATTGGGCAGCCTATTACGATAACGTAAGTAAATCAATCATAAAGACATCTGAAGGCAAATATGTTAAACTTTGCTTTTTATCACAGGGTTCTTTAGGTACAACGTTTTGCTTTTGGATAAGCGATACAAATGGAATATTTTCTCACTGAACCGCAAGGCTCTTTTTATTTAAAAAAATTGAGGCCGCGCACCCTTGGGCAGGATATGCGCGGCTTTTGTACCTCACTAACATTTGGTGATGGAAATGAGGCATTATTTATATCGGATGCCTCTTTTAAATACTTTAGTC